TTCCTAAAATAATCTATTCATGCTTTATTTTTTAAGTCTGTTTTAATTATACTATTAAAATCCTCTCTTAATTCAGGATTAGTTAAGGCTATTTTTTCTACTCATTGTAAATTACCTGAACTTAATGCTGTGCTAAATTCTGTTAAAGTTTTTTGTGATTGTTGTTGAGTTAGTTTATCTTCCTCTGTTTGAATATTAATTTGATTAGCTTTTACTTGTTCAGCTGTTAATACTTTATTTACAGGACTAGTTGCTTCTTCTATTTTTATAGTTTTAACAGGCTCTGTTTTAATAGGTTCAGGAGTTTTTTCAACTATAGGAGTTTGTATTTCAGGCAAAGGTTCTATAACAGTTTCTTTTTCAGCTAATAGTTTTGCTTCTCCTATTTGCTGTTGTTTCTCTGTTATATTTTTTATATCAAATGGATTAGTATCAGATTTAGGAGTTTCTAAAACAGGAGATTTTTGATCTTCTATAATAGTTCCTGCTCATGTTAAATTATCAGCCATAATTTTTTTATTATATATTTAAAGTATAATGATTTTTTTAATCTTTTCAACTATTTATATGCAGTAATGATAAAATTAGCAGCAAGAGTGTCACTTATAAAATCTAAAGTAATTCAATCTGATATAAAAGCAGAATGATTAGCTCTTGTATTACTTCAAGCAGAATTATAGGTAGCAATAACCCTTGTTGATAAATTAGCTACCTTAGATACTCATGTATCATCTTTTATATACATTCATGCTGTTGTTCCTCATATATAAGAAGAATAACTAGTTCCCGTTGGAATAAAAGTAGCACTTCATAACCATGCTTGTATAACATAAGAAGTTGGAGTAAATCAAAATCAAGTAAAATTTTCAGTTCAAGTTCAAGCAGAAGCAGCCCTACTAAAATAAATTGCCTTACTTCCTCATCATAATCCTCATCAGTCAACACTTATGTCTTCATCTATTTGAGGAGTATTTACTCATGGTAGTTCTTCAGGGATAAATTCTATATCATTTATATCAGGTATCCATTCTGCTTTAAAGTCTTTTGTTTTAACCATTTTCTTCAGTTATAGTATAAGTTAATTCAAATCAATGTAAAATAGGTGGTAAATTTGTTTGTAAATCATTATGTATTTCCATTTTAAACTGTATATCTATAAAATCATCTACTTCACTACTTATATCATGCCTTTCTATAATATTTGTATCATCATTTATAGTATAAAATAATGTCCAACTAGAAGCATTATTTATTCTTTTATATAATTTAATATAATTATCTCAATTTGTATAACTTGTTGTACATCTAATTCTTTCTATTTTAGCAACCTTATTAGGTGGTCATCTAAATATTTGAGTAACTATGTATCAATCTTGTGAAGTAGTTAAATTATCTAACTCTAATTTATCTATTCAATATATACTTCCTTGTTTATAACTAAAATAAAGGGTGTTTAATGCTTCTTCATAAACCATTGTATAGATATTATCTAAATTAGTTCATGTATTATCTTCTGTAGTTATTTTGTGAAATCCTTTTTGTATTCATGGAATTAAATCTCAGTATTTATATATTCAAGCCTGTGTTTCATTACTTATTAACATTAAGTCATTTCAAGTAAAAGCTAGTGTTTTATTATCATAAATATCTGTTTTAAAATCTAGTTTTTTTATATACTGACTATTATCATTTAGTCTATTACTTTGTTTATATTCACTAAATAGTTGTGAACTATATCAAGAAACTATATATACATCTCAAGTTTCTGTTGTTATATAATCTAATCATGCTTTTGATATAACTCTCCTTACTCTAAATCATAAATTTATATTTGCTGAAACTGAATTACTTACTCAATCCCATAAACTTAACATTCAATTACTACTATATATGTAAAATTGTGTTCAATGTTGAGTAATCCCATTTACTGCAGGATTAAATATAGCAAATATTGTTTGTACTCATGCAGAATCTATTTGTAATACTGAATTACTATATCATACATATAAAAATGAAGTATTAGCATACATTGCAGGACTATTAGGAGAATACATAGTAGTTTTTACATTCTCTATTAGATTTGTCCAATTATCTAAATCAGCTTCATTGCTTGGAACACTACATAAACTAAAAAAATTATTTGAAGTTTCCTTCATAAAATAATATTTAATAGCTGTAGAAAAATGTTGCCATGCTTGAATATCCTCACCTCATGTTAATGTAAATGTAGGGGTACTATCAGTTGCATCTAATCTATATATATTTCCTCAATCTCAAGCAGCATAGGCTTCTCCCGTATCTCAACTTCAATTCCTTGATTCTAAAGTTCTCATTGCAGTAGTAGAAGTAAGAAGTTGTTTAGTTGTTTTAGGTCAAAGAGTAGCTCAATATCATGTTCTTAATCAGTCTATATTTTTTGATTCTATAACACCAAAAGAACTCCCTACAATATCATCTTGTTGGATTCCTTTATAAAAAGTATTTAATGTAAGATTTTGTCTTGTTATTGCCATATTAATATGATAAAGAAGTATTTGGTAATTCTGCAACCACAGGAGTTTGAACTCTGTCTTTTATAGTATTTATCATTCTAGTTAGATCATTTTCAAATTCATTTATAGCATCATTCTTTTCATTAACTAATCATTGTTGTGCATAAATAAATTGTTTCATTCCTACTGATATTATAGAATGATATTCTCTTAATTCCTGATTTGTAGGAAAAATTGTTGTTTCTGCTCAACCTCAAACTAAATCAATTAATGTTACTGTTGCTTGAATTTTTAATCACTCAGCAATTACTGCTGTAGTTTGTGGATAAATAAATACACTCCCATCTTTTATATCATAAAATGCTTGCTCTGTAGATAGATTAGTATTTAAATCCCCTATACTTGTTGGATAGTTACTTAGAGTATCAGAATTAACTAAACTAGAATAAGTATCTGTAGAAGCCCATTTAACCTCTACTCTTTGAACTTTTTTCATTCATGCTGTTGTTGCACTTGCAGCTTGTAGTTTATATTCATTTCTGTCTATTGCAGTATCAGCTAAAAAACTATCCCAAAAGAAATCTTCATCTATATCGCTAATAATTCTATTAGCTACTTTTTGATATATAATATTTGCATATTGCAATGCCTGTGTAGGCTTTACTTGCACATCATTGGTATGTGTTATAGTTCTAGCTAAATCTAATATATTATCTACTGTCATTTTTTATAAATTATTAATTAAATTTCTTCACCAAGTTCAATATTTCAAAACATTTTAGCATTTCATCATCACTCTTTTTCCCCTGTCAATACTAGATAATCCCCTTGCTCTAAGAAAAATTCTATATCTTCACTTGGGTTTCATATAATTACTGTATCGTCTACTTTAACTCTGCTACCAAGTACCTTTTGGGCTTTAGTAGTATCAAAAGTCAATGTAGTACCTGTTGTTCAAACTCAATCTATATATTCTATTGAACTTCACATTTCAGCATCTATATAGTTTCAAGGGATATATGCAGTTCATCAAAAAGCTGTTTCATCTCTTGTTCTCCATATTTTCATTACAGATTTTTGATCTGAACTACAACTAATTCTATTTAATATGCTATCTCTAGTATTTGCTATTCAATATAATGTTTCTTTTACTCTCATTATAATAAGTGGCTGATTTAGTTTTGATACAGCTACTCATTGTGGATTTGCAACAGTTAATTCATTAGAACAACTTACATAAGAGTTTCATTCTCTCCTACCTCATTCAGTTGTTACATCTACACAACCAAAAGCCATTTGTACATCAGTTCAATTTGTGTTTTCACATCTATAATGAATAGCCATTGCAGGATTTGATGTACTTACTTGTGTTCAAGTTCATAAATTAGTAATAACTCATACAACTTTTAGATTAAAATGAAAATAATAATTTCATACTCATCTCCATTGGAAACTTATATCAAATAGGTTTCAAGCACTTAAATCAGCTCAAGTAGGTAAATCCAATATCACTTCTTTATTTATTCAAACACTATTTTCCATTATTCATTTTAACACTCAATCTTCAAGTCTAAATAATATTGCATTTCAATTACTTCTTAATCCCCATTCTCTTATTCAAGTAGCAGTTGGATTAGGTAAATATCAAGCTGTTGCATAATAATGTCATCTATTAGGTTGGTATCTAGGGTGTCTTCTACTATGTATATGAGTTTCATCTCATATTGTAGTTCAACTATTAATAGTCATTTGTCAATTAGTAGAAATACATTTTGTTGAACTATCTGTACCTACTAAATCAACTCAATTCTCTGCTATTCTCCAATATGCTTGTGGTATATTATAAGTCCATAATCAATGAAAAAGGGATAAATCTAAACTAGCTTTAGGTGTTCCCCAAACTGTATTAGTTAAATCACTATCTATTCCATTTCATCAAGGTCAAGAAACTGTTTTAGTAGAACCTGAACTATTTATAGCCATTTCTAATACTTCTCAATCATTCGCATTAAATCAAGCCATAATTCTTATAGCTTTCTCTTGTTGAGGTAATCATTTATTATTAGCAATACTTAAATCAGTTCAGTCAATTTCATAAGGCATGTTTATAATAATTATTAAATAAATATTATAAATAGAGCAAAGATTTAACTTTACTCTATCTAAATATCTAATTAAGTATTAGCACCTAATGAACTAGCTGATTCAACTCTATAAAGAGAATCATTTTTTAATATTCCTGTACCAAGTCTAGCCTTAACTCAAACAGTAGATATTTGATTTAATGGATCAGCAGTACCTGCAGAACCTAAACCATTTACATAAGTTTGAAGCCCTCCTGACATAACAACACCGTAAGCATTTTTACCTACAACATAAGTTGGGTATACATCAGTAGTAGTAGCTCAACCATCAGCATAGAATTGTACATTAGAAGAAACTATAATTCTAGTTCCAAATAATGAACCAATTTCTCCTCTAAAAATATTTTGAGGTTCTGAATATTTATTAACATCAATAAATGTTCAAGTTCCTGTTTCTTGTTGTAAATCATGTAATACATGAGGGTGAATAACAGCAACATACATTCCCCCCATATAAGTAGGAGCATCGTTAGCTTTAAGTAAGTTTGTAGCTTTAGCTAAATTAGCAGCAGTCATAGTATCAGAAGCAGTAATAGCAGCTCTTGATGTTTGTCCAACATAAATAACATTAGTACCTGCATCAATAGTGTCTTGAATAACAGCATCTACTTTATTTGCTAAATCTCTACCTAATTCAAATGATGCTTCTTCAATAGCAGCAACAGGAGAATCAGTAAGAACAACATCTGAAAGTTTTACAAATGAACCATATTGAGTTAAAGTAACTTCAACATTAGTAAGATTAAAACTTCATTCAGTAGGAACAGTTCCTTCTGTTAATGCAGCAGCAGCACCATCTTTAGCATCTACTGTAGGAAAAGTATATTTATTGTAACCAATAGGAAGCTCAACATTTTGAGCGATTTGTTTAAAGTATAATGATGCTTCAAAATTTCTTATTGCAGCTCTTCTGATAAATTCTCATAAGCTCCCGCTTGTCATGATATTTCAACTTGTCGTAACAGCCATAGTATTTTATAATTAGGAATATAATATTCTCTAATTACTAGCTTAAAATTAACCATTCTTTTTCACAATTCTATAAAAAGTTCTTTCAGATTTTCAAGTTTGCTTCATCCATTCATGCTTATCTAATCAATCAACATAAACTCTTTTTTGCTTTTTATATCATCTAAGTCTATTATAAAACATATATTTAGTTCATCAAGTTTGTTCAATCCAATCTGTTCTACCTAATCAATCTACCTTAAATCATTTTCCTTTATTAGCAGGTATAAATCATTCAGGCTTAGGCTTAGATATTCATAATTGAGATAAACTCATTTTCTTTTTAGTTTCATCTGAAAATGTTTTTCATAACCAATGTTTAGCATGATTTTTAGTTATTTTATATTTAGCTTCTTGTGTATGATGTGCATGATATATTGATATATGGCACTTTTTACAAATAGGAAGTAAGTTTAATTTATCTTCATTTCATGGGTTATGGTCTTTATGATGAACTTGAATATTATCTAATGTTCAACACTCATAACATTCTTTTCTGAATTGATATATTTTATAAGCAAATCTTGTAGTTCTGTGACTATCTCTAGTTTTATATTGTGTTTCCATAATTTTATAGTAATAGTATAAATTTATATGGGAGAATTATAATCTATTACATTACAATTCAATTACAGGAGCAACCCTGACCAAAGAATAACTAATTTTAAGCTAGTAATCAGCTATCCCTTTTAGATAGGGATTATCTCCCAAATCCTAAACCTTTTAATTCTTCTGTCATAGCAGCCTTTAAATCTGAATCATTTAAATCATTTACTGTTTTATTTTGTTTCAAACTTGTTGGTGTATTTCCTGAAAAACTTAATCTATTAGGATTTGAGTTTTTAGGAGAATCAATACCTTCCATTCTTGCAGCTTGTTCATAAGATAAACTAGGGTGTTGCTCTAATACAGCTTCTATTGCTTCAACTTTAGCATCTCAATAATTCATAATAAAAGTTTCCCTTTCACTATTTTTTAGTGTATTTGCAGTAGCATTAGCCATAGCACTTTGTATCATTGCTTCAACCTTTTCTTCTCAAAACTCTGAATTAGCTAATTTACTTTCTAGTTCCTTAACTTTATTCAATGCAGCATTCTTTTCTGATAAGATTTTCTTAAAATTGTTAGTCTTTGTCTTTTTAGGTGCTTCTTCTGTACTTGAAGTTGCTCACTCAGCTCACTCTAATGTAGCTTCTGTACTAATAGTTTCATCATCTAACTCTAATGGATTTATGCTTCCATCTCAGCTGTTTATATCCGTCATAATTGGTGGATTAAGAATTAATTTTATTATGCAGTTTAATCTGCTACTATCAAAATAGTATGCAAGTAAACAAGAGAGCTACCCTTATTTAATTGCTCCTACCTTTATAGGTTTGGAGTTTGTGTTTCTATCAATGGTTCTAGTTCTCATTTCAGAGTTGTTGGAGCATTTATTAATCAATCAATATATTTAATCATTAATTTATCTAGATCATTCAAACTATATATCTTTTCATCTCTAATTGAATTTATTTCTAGTATTCATTCCACAAGAGCTTCTTTTTCACTCTTATGGATACTTACTATCTCTTTCCATCATTCTGATTGTTCTAGCTTAAGTAATTCACTAATTAATAATTGTTCTCTAGTTATTGTTTTCATAATGTATTTGTTTGTTATTGTTTTGTTCTTTCATAGTTGTCCATCTGCAATTTTCTTTACTATAGTTTCAGTTAACATTTATTCTATCAATAGAGGTATCTCAGTTATTAGCCATATAATGTAACACATAATCAATATACATATCATCTCTAAATAATTCAAAAGAATTAATCCATTTACTATATATTTTTATTCCTCTTTTTCAATAATATTTATATGCATCAGAGTTTTTATTATAACATCTTGTTTTCATACCTCTCCAAATTCTATAAAATCTTGTTCATTTCATTCAATGTTTTTTAACTCAACAAGCTATTTCTTTTTGTAAACATCAACAACTTTTTGTTTTTCAACTTCTTAAACTTTCTAGTAATATTATTTTTTCTTTTCAACATTCACATTCACACAAAAATCTTCTTCTTTTTTTTCAATAATCTTCATTAATAATTATTAGTCTTCAAAACATATCTCATTCATGTATATTAATTTTATTCCACATATATTTATAGTTAGAGTATAAATTTATTGGGGTATGGAAGCTCTAACCTTTCCATAATCATTACTAGGAATGACCCTAAACCAAATTATTATTATGCTTGTACATCAGCTAAACTTGCTACATCTTTTTGTCATGCAGTTTGTGCAGCTTGAATTGCTCATTGTCAAAATCATTTAACCTGTTCTTGTCATTGTTGTGGTAATGCCGCTTGTCCACTTACTACATATAAATTTTTTCTAACTTCTATTGCTTTTCTTTTAGAATCTGTATCCATAGCTTTTTGATATATAACTAAATATGTCAAATGGTCAGCTTGTAAATCAGTAGGTTCTTCTAAATCTATATCTCTATTAAGTAATTCTAAATCCATTTTAGCTTGTGCTTCTTCAACACTAGCAGGAAATAATACACTTATTTTCTCTTTATCTAATCAATTTGCTTTAGCTATTTGTCTTTTAGCAAATGTTTTACTTATATTAGCAGCTCATTGGTCTGTTAAAACCATATCAGCTATTGTTAATAATGCCACTTTGTCTTTTTCTTTTATCTCTGCTTCTTGTGATTTACTTACTATTCTAATATCTATATTGTATCAAGTACTTATATCTTCTCTTTTAATAGTTGATATAACATTTCAGAAAGCATTTTGTAGTTTTATATTCTTTTCATCTTTAAATTCAAAAAATTCATAGTAAGCTCTCAACCATACTCTCCAAAAGTCTTTTTCTCCCCAAGTATTTATCCTTGAATTTAGTAAAAGTTTTATATTTGCATTCTTTTGTACTCTTATATTTTCACTAGCTGTTAAACTTGAATCAGGACTAACTCATAAACTCCTTTCATCTAATCATAAATCACTTGAAGCCTGTTGTCCTATAATATTAGGCATATTATAAGCATCTTGTTTAATAGTTCCTCTTTGTACTTCTTTTATAGGATTAGGATTTTGGTTTAAGTTAGCTCTAATATACTTAGGTCAAAATGTATGTTGTTTTAAATCATTTAAATTCTTAATAGCATTTGTATCTACTAAGAAAGTATCTCCCCATGCTTCATGTTCAGCTTTTATTCTATTTAAATTTAAAAATAATTGCTGACTTCTTTGTTTATCTTCAATTATATCAGGAATACTAATACCAAAAGGATCTCATTTAAAAGGCTCATAATAATTTAATATAACAGGAAACTCAACTTCTATATTATTTTCTATTTCTTCTTTATATACAGGCTCTATTTCTTCAAATCTAATTATTAAACTATCATCATTAGCTGTAGTAATTAAATATTTCTTTCCTTTTATTGTTGTATAATGATTATATATTCAATAAATAGGATTAGCACTAGCTTGTATTCAAGTATCATTGAAATCTCTTGTATTATTTACTTCTTCTCTCCTTCTTTCTTCAGATTCAGCTTCACTAGGATTAATTTTATCTAAATTAAAATAAATGTCATCTATTAATTGATTATCATTTATTTCTAATTCAAAACCATAAAACCTGTGTTGTCATAAATATCATAATGGATCAGGAACCCAACTTAAAGGGTCTATACTCTTAAAAACGGGAACTTTTTTAAAACTATCCCAATAATCAAATATTCTTATACCTACTCAATAAAATAATCTATTCCATTGTGTATCATAATTAATTTTATCCATTCACATTTCTTCTTGGTCAAATTTAGCCAAGTTATTTAAATTATCAGCATATTCATCATCTCATAATTGTCTACCTGCAAAAGTAGCTGTCATTTCATCTGTATAATACAATCACATCATTGTTTGCATTACACTTCTTATTAATCTAACATAGATTTTTTGATGATTCTCTGCAATATTATTATATAAAGCTAATCTCTCTCTGAATAAATCTCTTTTATTGTTCACAAAATCAAGTCATAGTTTCTTTTCTTCTAAGACTTGTTGAATTATTAAATCCTCGCTAATTGGAAAATTTGTCTTTGCCATAGCTATTTCTTTAAAAAGTATATAAACATAATACTAATTATGTATATAAATGCAAATTTATATTTGAGTGGAATAATCTATTATTATTTCTTCTTGTGATTCTCATACTTCATAAGTATCAAGCATTTTAACAGCTCAACTCAAAGCATCTATTATATCATCATGTTTTCATTTAGGGAATTTTAATAATTCAGTTTCTAATAATCAAATCTTTTCTGTAGATTGATTATGTAAAATACTACCATTAGCATATCTAGGTTGTAATATACTTTTTATCCTTGCTTCTTTTTCTCACATTGGATTAATTTCTTCCAACACAAAATACTTATTTCTAATTCTCATTTGTTTTTGTATCTCTAAAGCTAACATTTTTTGATAAGCTACAACCTCTACTCAAACTCTTTGTGGGTGGTATTCATCAGAGGTTCTGAATATTTCATTTATTATTTCATCAGGTTCTGCTCTAAATGCTTTTACTTCTAATATATAAATCATATTACTTCTTGTATGTAGTCCTATAGTAACTATAGCTGTTTGGTCTGCTTCTTGTTTTGTTGATATAGCAGGATCAATAAAAGTAACTATTTCTAAATCACTTATTCTATATTCATTATCATTATAATATGTAAAATAATCACTTGTAAATGTTCCTCATTTCTCATTTATAGGGTTTTGTTGGTACTGACTACTAAAAAATATAGGATTTTGTTCTCTTTTCTTTTTATAATAATCACTACTAAATCTGTCAGGCCAAAAACTTTCATCTTCTTCATTTAAAGCAGGTATTTTTAACTCTACCCATTCATCTCATTCAACTTCTAATATTTCTCAAGCTAAATCATCTTCTCTCCACCTTTGCATTATAATAATTTGTTTTGCTTTATCATTTTGTACCCTAGATAATAATGTGCTCCAATACCAATCACTAACTGTTTTTCTCACAGTAGAAGATTCAGCATCTTGCCTAGTAGCATAAGGATCATCAACTATTATCCAATCTCATCATTCTCATGTAATACTACCTCATACTCAATAAATAGAGAATACACCAGTTGTATCTGTTCCCCAACTTTTTAAAGCAGCATTATCTCCTTTTATATTTGTATTAAATATATTTTTATAAGAATCATTACCTAGTCTATCTCTAATATGTCTTGAAAACTTTTCTAATATTCATACCGTATGTCCTGTACATAATATGTCTTGATTTTCTACTTTTCATAATATAAAAGCTACAAATTCTTCCATTAATCTACTCTTTCATGCTCTAGGTGGCATTGATATAAGTAATTTTTGAATATCTCCTTTTAACATTTTCTCTAAATGCTCTGCTATTAATTCATGGTGTGGGAGTATACTAAAAAACTTATCCGTATAAACACAAAAAGATAACAAGTCTTTACTCGCCATCTCTTTGAAAAATTGCTTATCTTTATTTTGCATACCTTTTAGCTATTAATTGTTTTTGAGTATCTGATAACTCCTCAGAAACATCTAAATTAGTATTTGTATTATCAATTTCTTGTTTATCTACCCATTTATAATTATTCTTTAAATGAAAAATTGTAGAAGCTGCGTTTAATTTGTTTGTCATTGCTCATTTAATAGCTCTATTCTCTAACGAATCTTTTATAGTGTTATAAACTGAGTATATTTTTGGATTGTCAATCCTTTTAGAAACCTGTTGTATAAAGGAACTTCTTGCATAAGGTTTTCATTCAAATAATTCTCAGATATAAATAATTTCTTTATCGTTAGTTAAAACTATAAACATTTGTTCTAGTTCTTTTATTACTACTTCATCTGTCCATTTATCTATCCAAATTGGAGGTCTTCCTCATTTATTTTTTACAATATCTTTTTTTCCTTTTTCTATCATAATTTTTTAGATTAATCATTTTGCTTTTCTAGCATTATAAATTCTAGTTGTCATTTTCCTTACTTTAGTATCTGCTACTATAGGCTTAATAGGTGCATTAAATAGTTTATCTATAGTTCATACTCATGGAGTTTCTGTTTGTTCTTCAGTAACAGGAACTAGTTTACTAATAATAGTTTCTAATTTCCAGTTTCATGGATATCTACCATTTTGTGATTTATATAATTCTCTTGCTATATTTAAATTTATAGTCATTTTGTATAATTAAATATTAAATTGCCATTTATAACCTCAAGCTGTTTTTCTTTTTCAATTACAACATTGGCTAATATTTGCTTGATTAATTCATAAACTTCTATTTATTTCATATCATCAATACCAACCCTTAATAACATCTCATGTTTCTATACATATTTGATAAATTTTTTTTGCTGAATTATTGAACTTTCATAGTTTTCATTTTTGATATTCTCATATATTATAATGTTTTTTTGTTATACTACTTAATCATAATTTATAAGCATGTAATTGATTTTCACTCTTAGTACACCATTCAAGATTTGATAATCTATTATCAGCTTTTATTCAATTTTTATGGTTTACTTCAGGTTTATTAGTATTTAATCCATTAAATGTAATTATAACAAGCCTATGTACTCTAAGTGTTTTACTAATTCAATTTTTATATAATCCTACCACAAAATATCATTGTCAATTATCACATCATTTTATTTTTTTTCAAGTTTTTGTATTTTTAACTATTCATAGATTAGATATTTTGTATAGTCATTCATATCAAACAATATCTTTCCACATATTATTTAAGGTTAGTAAAATAAGTATCTATAGTTTTTTTCATAAACTCATCTGTTTGTTCTCAAACATCTTTATTGTATATTTCTATTTTATCTTTGTAAGTTTCTGTTATTTCTTTATGTGATTCTCTAATTTTATTATGGTATTCAATTAACCATTTATTTTCTTCTTTAGCATTTATATCTCATTGTATTTCTTCGTACCTTAGATTATCTAATTTAATTGCATGATTTTTTCTTCCTATTTTAAATCTTAATTCTATATCACCATTTGGATTTGTATAAGTAACAAGTCCTTTTGCTTTTCATTCTTTACTAATTATATATTGTTCAAAATCAAAATTCATATTTGTTTAGTTAGTTTTTATTATTATATTCTATTTTAAGTAAAATGCAACTTTATGTTTTTGAGCCAAGCTGCATATCTATAAATTACCTCACACACTCTATTGATAGTGCATGAAAGTGAGAAGTACATATAAAACTCACTTGCAAGATAATTGTATAAGGCTCTAGGTTTATACTCTATTAAAATAATCATCTACACTCATTGCTTCTATGTTTTCTATTGTAGGTATATTCCTACAACTATGGTAACATTTACACTTTTCAGTAGGCTTGTTGCTGCACATTCATTGTTTCATTATTTATAAATCACTAAATAAATCACTCTCTAGTATTTTAACTAACCTTTCTCTTATTTCATTTGTTTTATCCCATATTTGTTTAGCTTTAAGGTCCTGTTTTGTTTCTTCTAGTGTTTCTATATCATTTGCAATTATTCTTAAGTTATGGCTTGTTTTCATAGTAGATTATTATTAAGTAAATATTCTAGCATTTCTGTATAAAATTCTATGTCCATTTTTTCTAAATCATATTTAATTCATTGATATTTTCATATAATATACTTTTTTATCTTTTCATTTTTAAATCTGTATATAAACTTATCTATTTCATTAGCAGTTAAAGTTTTAATATCATCTCATCTAAATCAATAGTTTAAATATCTATCTCTAATTTCTTTTTCTCAGCCACACTTAGTAATTTCATATATTTTATTATAACTACAATATCTATAAAAATATTCTGTTTCAACTCCCTCTAAATATCACTCATCGTTCAGTCTTTTACTAAGTGAAAGGTTTATTGTTTTCATAATTTTTGTTTAATATATATAACCCCCTCTTCCAATATTCTGTTTTCAATTAATAGTTCTTTTATTATTTCTCTAGCTTCATCAATTACTTCTTGTGCTTCTTCTACTATTCAACATTCTATATCTTGTTGTGAAAGAACAAATACTAAATTATTAGCATTGTCTTCAAATTCATTTGTTTTCATTATTTATTTAGTTAAAAATTAACCTCAATTTCACAATCTATATTCCCTCCTATCTATATTATCCAATATCTTATCTAGTCTAATACAAATATCATTCATATAATTATATATTTCTCTATCAGATAATTTATTATTATTTTCTTCTAAATCTTCTAGTTCATTTGCTAGTATTCTTAGTTGGTGGCTTTCTTTCATTATTTTATTTAGTTAATTCTAATATCAGTAGCTCCTTGTTCTATAATTGTTACTATATCAAATCATATAATATCACTATCCTCATTATCTGTATAGGTTAATATTCTTTCCTTTCATTCTTTATTGTTGTAGTATATATTTAACATTGTTATTTAGTTAAACTTAAAATATAATCTAGTTCTTCTTTAATTACTAATTGGTGCTTTATCTCATTTGTATTATTACATATAGACATAATATCTTCACACCTACTTTCCATTTCTATACATAATTCCTTAATAGCCTCTATATCATAAGGATAGTTACTTATCATCTTATCCTCTATATCTTCTATTTTATACATTATTTCATAGTTAATAAATTAGTTCTATATCTTACATATTTAATTTTTTCCTCCACTCACATTTTAAAATATGATTTTGCTTCATCATTAGTTAAATGTACATCTACTTTCTTTTTAATATTAGCTACTTCCATTAGTGCTGGGTGTAAGTCATCATCTATTCTTACAGAAAGGGTTACAGCTATTTGCTCTTTTCTATTGTCTAGCATAGTTTATTTTTTTAATAAATAATCTCAATATTCTCTTAATATATCACTTAAATATACTCTTTCTGAAGTATTATTTTTATCATATAACCTATCTTCAATTTGTTGGTCAAACAACCAAACTGTAGGTGAATTCATTTTAGTTAATTTTTTCATAGTTATTTATTAAATTTTAAACTACCATATTTTTCTATCACATTTTCTACATCTTACTTGTGGCATAATTTCTATACTATTTCAACACCATTCTCTACCTGCTGTATTTATGTATTCGTGTTTACAAAAGTTTTGTTTAAATATTCTTGCAAACCAGTTATATATATCTCATAGCATTATTTATTTATTAATTTGTAAAATGTTCTCAACTCTACCTTTCTTCTTGTAAATTATATGTAATAATTCTTTATATTCCTTTTCTTCTGCTTTTAATCTCTTATAAGAAGATAAACAGGCAAATTGATTAATTTGGTTAGCTTCATTATAATCAAGTTGTTTCTTTATTTTAGCTTCTATAAGCTCTAGTTCTTCTAAATCTTCATTCACTTCACTACAGAGAATATCTGTCATTATATTTTTCATAGTTAGTTTAGTTAGGCTTATTTTCTTTTATTAATTATTCTGCAATGAAACGATAATCTGTTAGTTCATCAACTTTATCTTTTATAAATTCTTGTACTACTTCATAGTCTATATTTTTAATTTCTTCTTCTATCTCATCTATTTCTATTAATTCTTCACCATCTCTATTATACTGAATACTATTGTTCTTTATGTTTAAGTAAGCCATATTAATTTAGTTTATCAAAATATTGTTTTACTGTTTCTATTCTAAACTTGTGTCATTTCTTAATGTTTGTTATAACACTATTTTTAACTCATAGTATTTTTGCTATCTTTTGATTCTGTATTCATTGTTTAACTAAATCTTCTACTCTTAATCTTAAAGCCTTTCTAAATAATTGTTCTTCTTCTAATTTCTTTAATTCTTCATTAATCATGTTTATTTTTTTAATTTTAAATATCTTCATTTATAATAATTTAAATCTGTTACATTTCTTGTATTACAAGCCCTTACTCTTTTTAATTTCTTTTTTAATTCTTCTACTTCTTCAAGTAATATCTCTTTATTCTCAGCATTAATCTTTAAACTTTTAATATCATCTTCTAAATCTTTTATTTCATCTCTATATCATATAATAGCTACTGTTCCTATTAATATTATTATACTTAGTATTACTATAATTTCCATAGTTTTTTAGTTATTATTAAATTAAATTAATTTCCTTTTTCTTAATACTATTCATACTCCTTTGGTATTCAAAATCCATATTTAAACTATCTAATTCATACTTTAGTTCTAGCTCTTTTTGTCTAGCTTGTTGTACTCCATATAGATATTGTTTAAATTCATCACTTGCTCTTGCTACCCTTTCTCTAGTTGCTTCACTCTTAGCTTCAGTTTTAGATGCTATACTAGCTATTACTGATTTTTTGCTTTCAGATAACATCTCACTTTTTGCTTTAGCACTTGCATATTCTTTTCAAACTCTGTAAAGTTCTGTACTTATTTGTCAAAATTCCATAATCTATAATTAAATTATATACCCTCCTTCTTTTCTTATTTGTTTTCTAACTATAGATGTATAACTTGTATCTCAATTAAAATACATTTCATCAAAAACAATTAATGCTGCTTTATAATAATCTTCTATAGTTGGTTCAGCTAAATCTTCTCTTGCAACAGCATCTTTTTTTTCTAAATATATCATAGTTTTTCATAAACTCTCTTTATTAATCTTTATCTTTTTCATAGTTCTTTAGTTTATATAATTATAAATTATTTATCTAAGTTAAGTATTAGTTCTTTATCTTTTGTATTAATACTCATTCAGTCAGTAACTGTAATTTTGTTTAAAATAGCTGCTCATGTTGTTTTTCAGTCAGCTACTGCATCTGTCCAAGCATCTATATTTTTAGAAGTATCATTATACCATGTTTTCTCCTCTTTTTTACTATCTTGTGCTTTTTTACCATCATCATCTTCCACTTCAAGATCAAGTAAGCTAAGTAAGTTATATCTTCTATAATATGTTATTTCACTTCATTTGTCTTGTGCTTTAGTTTCTTTATTCATTTCTATTGTACTATAAACTCTTCTGTAATTATGTTCAATACAATCTAAATCTACTATTTCAGTTGTTACACAGTTATTTCAAATTGAATGCACAATTACTAATTTTTGTTTTTCTAATATCTCTCACAGTTTCTCTTGTATCTGACTTAATGTAGCATATTTATAATTAAATGCTTTTGTATCTCTTTGAAGTTTTATTCAAGCCTTTTTAACTTCAAATAACTTTTTATATATATTGCTTTCCATAGTTTTATATTAAATAACTAAATCCCCACTCTACTTCTTTATCTTTCATCTCTTGTGTTACTTCCTTTTTATCTACAAACTTCATTAGATGGTTCATAAATACTATCTTAGGAGCATTTCTAACTCTTTCTAAACTCTCAATCATTGCATCTTCTCTAGCATTTAATCTTTTATTATATTCTTTTTTTTCTATGATTTCTTTTTGTTCTTTAGTTTTAAGATTATCAATTCATTGTTGGTTATAATTTAATTGCTTCCAATCTTTGAACCTTTTATTATCTCAGAACTCTAAATCATTGTAAAATTCAGTAGATGTAAAGTTTTCCATGTTTTCACAAAGCATATAATTTCAAGCAATTCTAAGATATATATAATCATCTCATTCAAATTCTATTGTTTGCCCTGCTTCTAAACTATCCATATATTCGTCCATATTGTTATTCATAATGTGATAATTAAAATATAAATTATTTCAGGTATTTCCTGAGGCACATATACATTATATCATTTTATTATTTATTTGCAAATCTTTTTTAGACTTTTTTTAATCTTTTTTTAATATCTTGTATTTAAAGCCAAAAAAAACTATATGATAATTATTCTCACATAGTCTTCCCTCATTTCTTTTCTTATTTTCTTATCTATTTGCATACTTTGATAACTAACTTCTCAGATATATTTATTAGTATCGTCTTTTAATAACCCTCATTTAACTAGTCAATCTTCTAAGCATTTTCAAATAAATGTTGTATTACTACTATCTAAATATCTACTTTTAAAATAGAACTCAAATTTAAGATTTACCTTTTTAGTTATTTGTTTTAATTGCTTACAGTCAGCTAATGGTAATAAATGGTAAAAATCAGCTATTTCTTTTCTTTTCCTCCGATGAACTCCTGAATATATTTTGTTTGTACTTACTTTGTATTGTTTAGGTATGTTGTATTTTAATATCATATTTTAAAATTTATTATCTAAACAAAACTCCTTTTGATATTCTTTTTCTGTATCTGCATTAGTTCTTTTTCAAAGTCAATAAATCTTGGTTATCAGTCTTCTTGATCTAGTAATTGAAGATATACTAGGTCAGTTTAAAAACTGTTCCTCATTTATAATACTATCTCATGTTAAAGTTTTATAATATTCAAATACAAACTTATTATTACTGTAATCACTTGTGTTTGTTTCTTTCATAAATTCTAATACTTGATCTTTTATTTTATTTTTCATATTTTAGGTTTATTAAATAAAAATATATTTTCAATCCAATATAGCTTGTTCAATTTCTTGTTTATTACTTTTAGCCAGTCTTAAATCAGTTTCTTTATGACATTCTATACTACAAACTAGATTAATATTATTTTCAAAATCTCTTAAATGAGGATACATTGCTTTATTTAATAAGTGAGCAAAACAAAATGCTTTAGCTTCAGGTATTATCTCTCAACATATCTGACAAGCATGAGGTCTATTTTTCCAAACCTTTTCAAAGGTTTTTATCTCTCCTCATGTCTTTTTAAGTCTTTCAATCTTCTTAGATGATACTTTTTTAATGCTTTTTTGAACTTTTAAAGGTTGTTGATTAGTTTTTTGCACCAAACATACCTCACATAGATTTCTAATTGTATCAAAGGCTTTAA